CATGCCGGGCTTTGTGGGTTCTCAATCTTTTGTTCTTCGTTCATAATTCATCTGTATTTTGAAAGTTTTGTACTCGTAATTCCGGCACGTTTCTTACCGCCGTAACGTTATAAAAACAGCTTAAGACTGCACAGCTTCCATGTTAATGTATACGCCATCACCAATGACTTTATTCACATCACATCCCGTATCTGAATTAAATCCTGGCACACCTTTAGGGCATCCGCCGCCAGCATAACCAGCACTGGTATCTGATATTTCATTATCAAAAAATTCAGCATCAGAAGCCACAACATAAACATGACAATCCATCATATCGTAGCAGAGTTTATACCCTTTAGGGCATTGTTCAACCAGTTTCTTTAATTTTTTATGGTATTTTTCAATTTCAGTCATAATAAAGCCGTTTTATAACACGCGGTAAAAGTAAGCCGCGGATAGTTTTGTACTTAATTTGAGCAGTCTTAAAGCGGCCTACTCTTACCGCCACTGTTATAAGCAAGGCAGGTAAGCACTTCGATTAAAGTTTCGTGAGAGAAATTTTAAAAGAAAAATGCCCGCCCGCCTTTGCTTTTTCAAAGCAATTAGGATTCGCCCATTATCTTGCTTGCTATGCTTAACCGTAATTCTTTGTCATCAATACGGCAAACATCGTTCATAATGTCTAACAACCGTTCTTGTGTTAATCGGTTATGCTTACGCTTTGGCGTATCTGGCAATTTTGGCAACTTCTTTTCAAGGTAATTAATCACCAGTTCCTCTACCCAATCACGGAATAGCTTTGCCCTTTCGCTTTTAATGTAAAAACCTAACCGGATAACGCCTTGCTTTGTCCAAAAAATCTGATGTGGCTGAACACCAACGTTTTCAAGGGTGTTGCAAAAAGAAACACCCTTTACAAAGTGCTTGTTTTCAGTAATTTCATCTTTATGTCGATGAAAGTGCGACCTTAATGTATTTTCTGCCACATCATAACCATACGCCACATCTTTTGTGGTCATTAAAAATTCGTGGTTAGGCTCTGGAAATATAGTTACCGACAAGCCTTCCGATACTTGCATCATCATTGTTTTCATACTGTTTGTGTTTTTGGTGTTTGACAATAGGATTTGAAGGCATCGAAATGCCCATGTTCTAAAATGAAATAGTATGCCTGATTTTTGGCATCCATCTCAACAAGAAAATCGTGTACCAGTTGGGAAATTGGGCGGTTATACAGCCCGTTGATTACGCTTTGGCGACTGCCAGCGTGTAAGTTTTTGATTTCGGGTACTTGTGTACCCACACTTGCACTTTTAGTGCTTTTGTCTTTTGTTTCTCGCATGACTTTAAGATTTTGTTTGTGAATAAAAGAAGGGTGGTCGCTGCGAGAAACATCAAATGACAAGCATTTAATAAGACTACGGACTTGCACCGATACGCCACCCCTGTTACTTTTTTCAGCCTTTTTGTAGTGATAAATCTTGTCATTAGAATAAATTTTCAATATTTCTCGCACTACAAAAGTATATATAATTTTAAAATCCACGCTATTTTTCTTTAAAAATTTCTTTTCGTGTTTCAAATCATGCTCAGTACTAACTAATTGCCCAGCTTATAACAGCAGGTATAAAACAGCCTGCCGCAGGCGCAACACAGGCCGATTTCATACCTGCCGACCGTTACCGCCAATACTACGGCAGTACTACGGCAGTACTAATTCAAAGTGTGGTCTATCATCGAATGATTGGTCGATTAAAATAACTCCATCCATATCCCAATTACCTCCCCATCTGACTTTGTGGCTTATTTTTTTATCTGAAAAAAGAATTTCTGTAACTGCATGAATTATTCCTGACAAATAACTTAAATGTTCATCATCCCATTTTGCACCATTTTCAAAATAAGGGTAAATATCTACAGCTAAAGACGGGATGTAGTTGTGTTTCCCTTTTTTAGAAATACCATCTATCTTGCTTTTACCTTCTTTGAAATATTGTTGTTGTTTTTCAATGCTCCTATAACCCTCCGCAACTCCAAAATCAACATTGCTTATTTTAATTGCTTCGTTCATGATTAACTGCATATCACTATGACATGTGCTCAATCTTTCTTTACTCGTTTTTCCAAATCTAAACATCACTAAATCTATTTTATACCGTACTGGCACTAACACCGCTATTTTTTATAGCTGCTGTTACCGCCAGTTTGTAGGTTAATATTTCCAATTTACTGTATCTCATTTTGATAATTTTGGTCTTCGTTTTCCGCTACTTTTCATAGCTGCGGAACGTTAACGCCAACAATAAGAAACAGCGTGCAAGTTTATAGCGTTGAATATTTGCAAAGCTATTTGAGGTACTATTGCGTTTCCATAAGCTTTGATTGTTTCGTTTCTCCATTGATAAAAGGTAATTCCGTCCAGTTCGGAGGAAAACCCATCATTTCTCCTACAAATTGTGGGTTCAGTAATTGGGAATTTAGTCCAGGCTCCGAATTTCGTATAACTGTCTCCAAATTTTGTTGTTTCCCCTCCCTGTTCTTCCCCATGTAACCCGTTTTCCCCGAAGCTGCATCCGGCGTGGGTAGCATCATTTGTAAATCCTTCACTTTCCCTATCAAATTCACGCCATGCCCCCGTCTCACGCATCCGCTTTTGTGATTTGCACCGCCAGTTGAAGCTGTTGGTGTCGGTAACATTCCATTCCTGACATAGTTCGTCAACCCCCATTGTTTGCTTTTGTCGCTCCTCCTGTCGCTGCAATCCGGTGTCGAAATTAATCCCGTAAACATTGCCATGTCCAAAATGCTGTTCGGTCTGTTTTCCCCATTCTTTCGGCTCATCATTGTTTCCGCTCCTTTCTCCAAAAGCCCTTGAACTCGTTCGGGATGGTCCCTTTGTACTCTTGTTGGAGTAGGCCACAAACCAAATCCTTTCTCTTCGATGTGGGGCGTTGACGGCACAAGCTGGAAGTATAACCGGGAGTATTTCGTACCCTTCATTTTCCAAATCAGTTTGCACCTCATTGAATACCATTCCCCCGTTCCAATTAACAAGCCCATAAACGTTTTCCCCCACAATGTATGTCGGAGAAATTTCTCGTATTGCTCTAAGCATCTCTGGCCAGAGGTGACGGTCATCATCTTTTCCAAGTCGCTTTCCGGCCTGACTGTATGGTTGGCAGGGGAATCCGCCGGTGAGAATGTCAATTGTTCCCCTGTGAATAGTGAAGTCTGTTTTGGTAATGTCTCCATAACTAATTGCATTAGGCCAATAATATTTTAAAATTCGTCTTCCAAATTCATTCCATTCGCAGTGAAATACGTTTTCCCACCCCATCCATTCGGCTGCAAGGTCAAACCCTCCAATTCCAGAAAATAAACTACCGTGTCTAAACTTCATAAGAAAGCCCTCCTAAAAAAAAATAAAAACCGAATCGATAACACATCATATAAAAAAAATGGCGGGGTTACTGCGTTTAGGTGTTTGAATACCTCCCTTTCGGCTCGTAGCTCGCTTGACCATGCGCAGCCCCTAAACCGCCACTTTTCACATTATCAGTATTCTCTCTCTGCTTCCAAAAAATCCTTAACTTTTTCGCCAAATTCACGATTTGAAAATCGAAGTTGATCAACAGTTTTAGCAGCATGACAAACCGACGCAGTTGTTTTTCGGCCAAATTCGGCGGCAATTGCTCGTTGGCTCATTTTTGACTTACGTTTCAGATACCACATAGCAATCTGTCTGTACTCAACCACATCACGCTTACGCGTGTCCTGTCGTAGAAATTCAAGTTCTAATCCCCACGCCTGTTTAACGATTTTTCGTATCCTGCCAATTGGGGAAAATTCAAAATCGGTGTACAAGTCAATAATTTTCAAACCAACATCTACCGCTATGCGATATTCGAGCTGGGCACCTGCACTCAGGTGCCAAAACGGAAGCAGACAGATAGCATCGCAGCTAACAAGTAATCTCAAACTTATACGCATTGCATCGCCCCAGCTGCTATCAGCAGCTATTTCGTCAACAGGATTGACAACCTCAAAACCAGCTTGCCTCATTTTTTCGGCAGCGTTAAAAAACGATTCTACAACTTTATTTCTGTCAATTCCGGTAACAGGACCCGCTATATAACATTTTTCCATATCTCTACTTTTAGTATAATTTATCCCCCTTTATGAAGTTGGGGGTTTTATTAATCTCAATTCATTAAGGGCCTCTATCAACCCTATTTCAGTTTGATGCTGAATTAAAGCGACCCCTTGCTTGCATTCAATGCATTTGCGGCCGTTCTGTATTGTTCCGGTACCTCCGCAAACCTTACACATCACGCTAGAATAGGTCACCTTTTTCAAAATATATTCAGTCCGTTTTTCCATCTAGTTTAAATATTGATAGTCAAAATTAGCCGTTGTATGCAGCTTTTAATTATTTCAAAATTGAGCCGGATAAGGGGCTCGAACCCCCGACATGTTGAATACAAATCAACTGCTCTACCAACTGAGCTAATCCGGCAAATGCCCCGGCCAGTCGAGAATGAAAGTGAAGTTTAAGTTCAATTTAAGACCGGGGCGGATGCTAAATGAGATGTACAAGAACGTCTGTGGCTATAATGCCGCCACAGGTGGGCATTTAAATTAAGGTGTCATCATCATCGTCGAAGAAGTCAATTACAGGGCCGTCAACATCAATATGATCGTCATATTCGCTGTTACTTGCATCTTCAAGCAATCTATCGCTTTTGTGCATGCTCATTACTAGTGCTAATCCAGCAAATCCACCAGCTACAATAATAAGTGCGAGTATTACTAATGCAGTTATCATAAAGCAGAGAAATTAAGTTGAATATTTTCGTACTCACCAGCATCGTTACGAAACGAAATCCGGTGATATTTTTTCGAAACCTGCCGATTAATGCCTTTTTCAATCGCATCGAGGGCCGCATGAAAAGAAGGGTATTTTGCCTTATCTATCCGACTACGATACTTGGTTAACCCAAGTACCTTATCGGTATCAAGCTTGCCTTTAGCTGTACTGAAAGCATCTAGTATCATGTCTCGAATCATCGCATCAACTCCGCCTATAGATGTTGCATCTTCCAGAAAAGTATCAAAGTGGTCCTTTGCAATAATAATCATTGCATCGTCGAAAGTGATCTTTTCCTGTACAGCAGCTTCTACTTTAATGCTTCTGTCAAAGTTGAAAAAGGTAAAATTTCCCTTGTAATTTTCGCGAGGCGTACCGCCATTCTCTTCAATAACAGCGTTCAACACTCGTTCAGCTTCGCTTGTCATCTCTTCTTTCAAATCTACAAGTATCTGATTTACACGTTGTGATTTTTTAAGCAGCTTCTCACAGGTAACTTCTTTTAGTTTTTCGGCCTTCGTTACCCGGCTTGCCGGTATTTCGAGGCCCGTTTCATCTAACCATTGTTTCTTAGCCATTGTTAATTAATTTAATTGTTATTTTATCTTCTAAGTCCATGAGCTTTATCAGTCTCGGTTTTGTAAACCCAAACTTCTTCACTTTTTCATCGTCAAAATGCAAAATATCGGCACTATGATCAAGACAATTATAGCAGATCATGTGAATGCAATGCTTTAAGTCTTTAGCCGTTTGTTTTGATAGTATTATATTCATTTTTAAGTTCTTTTAATTCTGCTTTCGCATTAATACACATATATTTTCTAAATGTTTCGTAGCTGATAAATGGAGGCGTATTTTCAATTACATTGTAATAAACCCACTTGTCGCTTACTCCTTTTTTTCTGTACTGGATAACAATATCCTGTACCCATATAACCCTTCGTAAAAAGTTCTCGCTATGCGCCATTAGTTCATAAAACTTAATATTTCGATCTCTTCGCTGGTGAGGCGTTCAACCTCTTTGAAATCTTTCTGTTTGTTTAAAAACAGGTAGTACACATTGCGCAGACGGTCAAGCGGTATGTTGTTAAAATTATTATGCCCGGTCGCCCGACAGGCTATTGCCTTAATACGGGATGCATTGCCTTCCTGCCCTATTAGCCGCAACCATCCGCCAATACTTGCCATTGCCCGCTTACGCCACGTATCAAACTGGCTTACTGCAGGGTGCAGCATTGCATCTAATTTATTGCATATATTTTGCAAATCGGTAACATCGGTTAGGTTCAGGCTGCTTTCAACGCCGTAAGGTTCGAGCAATGCCAGGCGATCTTCACTACTCATCCCCAACCTTGTGCAAAGCGTGTGATATCGCTTTATTAAAACAGCTTGCATTGTTTTAGTTGTTGTTTTCATCGCTAACAATTTTTATGTTTTCATTGTAACTTTTAAGCATGTCCATTAATGCATTGTTGAGTAAGTCTTCCAGGAAATGTTTTGCCGAAACTTTTACTCCGTTGTCATGAACTAATTGCAATTCAACATGTGGTTTAAGTTCGCTGCGTCCGTGGGTCACATTTTGCCACTCACTAACTTCGTTCAGTTCAGTGCGATAGCCAAGCTCATCGAGCCTTCGTTTCACTTCACTGTCGGGTATGTGTAATTGTATAAGCATATCCTAATTTTTTTTGTTTATTAAATTTCGGTTGCCGAGCTTGTCGAGGCACCCCAGTACATTTCGCTGAGATCGTCATTAATTACAATTTCGCCACCCTGGGTGGCAAACCTCGATACGGCAAAAGCCTTTAGCCCAACAACATTAATGTAAACTTTTGCAAGCCGCTTAGCTTGCTGTGCCGCACCTGGATAGGGTTTTTTCCTATCCTCGTGAGCAACGAAAACAAACAGCTTGTTTGGCAACTTATCGGTAAGCCGTTTCTTTATGTTCAAGCTATTCAATTCATCCTTATAAATCATCAGGTTGTCAATGAAAATAATGTCAGGCGTGCGCGGGCGCGAGAACTTTTCTACTATTTCATCAATCGTTAGGTATTCGTCCCAAAGTATACGGGTATCAATAGTTATACCTGCCCGGTCCATTGCTTCCTGAAAACTATCGTCGGTTCCTTCCTCTGCACTCACGTAAGCTATTTTCTTAACCTCAGTAGCGGCAAGGTCCTTGGCCATTGTAAGAACAAACCATGTTTTCCCGTTTTTTTCAGCGCCATAAACCAACCATACACCGCGCGCCTCGGCCGGTCCTATTGCCTGTGCCAATACAGGATTTTGAAATTCGACCCGCCTGAATGTGCGCTTATCGAACACGTTTTTTGTCGTCAGGCTTCGCTTTATAATCAGTTTATCGCTCATTGTCGTAATCGTCAATAATCATATTATCAGCTATGTATTTATCGTAACAGCTGGGGCACAGGCAGCGGTCTATCCATTCCAGATGATCTTCATCAAAAAAAGTACACCCGCATTCTTCGCAAACTAATCCGCGTAAATCTTCCATCTTTCTAACTGTTAAGAATTAATAACGATTCGGCACGTCTCAAACCGCCGATGTTCCCAAATTCATCTTCGGTAATGCACTTATTCACAATTGAACCAAGTTTGCTCTTATCGCTCATATTTGCTACCAAAACGGCTTCTACCAAGGTGTGGTAAAAGTTGAACCGGTCTTCTTTAGCGTAAGGCACTATATGCCCAAAACTGGAAGAAAAACGGCTAAAAATAGCCTTGAACCCTGCACGCTGGCTTTTCATTCCACGGTTCCACTTTTCGCGCATGGCTTCATCGCCAATAAGGTACCATCCGCAAATACTTTCAGTACCATTCCAAAATTTTTTGATCGAAAGGAAAGCACTGTAGTTCATATCGCCGGGATCGTCGACTATTACCACCGGGTTTTCAATTAAGCGGAGGTAATACACTATATTTTCCTCTACATCGTGAAGCGTACCAACATTATCTAAGCCCAATGTTTTTGCAAGCGTGCGAACAAATACAGCCTTGGTATCGCATTGAGAACCGTCAACATAGAAACAATTTTTAAGCGTTCTGCTGAGATAACGGGCCGTGAAGGTTTTGCCAATTTCGTTTTTATCGACAAAAATCATCGATTTTGAATTCTCTTTGCAAAACAAAACATCTTCCTCAATCATATTGAAAACATCCGTACGTACAGCAACCCATTTGCGGCTTGTTGGGTTAATTTCGAGCTTACGGGCTATTTGCAGCCACTTTTCATCTTTGAGAATATGAACCCGTTCGCCGCTTTTAATTTTGCTCCAAATAGTGGCGGGCATTGCCCACCGGATAGCAAATTGTCCGTCGGTCCCTTCGAAGTTGTCGCGGTCAATTAACATCGCGTCAACTATTCGATTTTTAAATTCAGTAGTAATTTGTAACATAGTCTAAAATTTTGTGGTTAGAATCTATCGTTTAAACTTCTTTTAAACCTTCTTTCAACTGTATTGAAATCCGGTTTTTCTTCCGGTATTTCGTCCAATATTTCGGCAGGCCCAAAGTTTGGAGAAACGGGTTTGCGCATACCAGGCATTTGAAAGCGTTCGTTCAAAATTTTCGGGCGGTTGTCAATCACGGTCACCCTATCAATGCTTTTTACCTGTCGGTTAATAAAGCCGGTAATACTTGCCTGGTATTTGCTCATTAGTTCTTTTGCAGCATGGTCATCGGCGGTCTGCTCGGTAGTGGCGCGGTTATAGCGTGGTTTTGGCAACGCTTCACATATAAAGTTGTTGGTTCCACGCTCGTAAACCAACGCTTTTAATACGTTTCCGTCGTTGCCATCTAACCACATCACATCTATTTCCCGGCCTTCAACTAACTTAACCAGGTTCACTAATTTCTCCCCTACGTATATAACTCCATTGTCCCCCAATAGAAATTCTTTTCGTTGTAACTTAATAATGCCGGTATGGCAGCTGGTTTCGGTCTTAAATCCCAATGTTGGGATAAATGACCGCCAGTTCATTGCCCTCTTTTCCTTCAACTGATCGTCGATGAAGACATCCCAGCGGCTTTTACCTTTAATGGTTGGATGCTCTGCATTATTGTACATCCATATAGCGCGTAAGCACTGTTCTATTATTTGTTCGTAAAGTATTTTTGGTATTTTCATAGGTCCTGTTTCGTTTGATTCGCTGCGTGCGTCGTGGCGTGGTATCCATCCGGTGAATTGCTTTTCGTAATCGTAGCGAAGTATGGCGTTTATTGGCTCTATTCGCTTGCTACGTGCTGAGTTTGCCGAAATATGCACCTTTTCAAACATGGCACCCTCTTTCAGAAAAGTGTTTTTAAACGATGAGTTTAATGAGCTTTCAGCTTCCAGTTCGAGCGGCAAACTAATGCCCCATTCCGCGTAATTGCGCACCATTTGGCGGTAAAAATCGCTGATAATGCCCTCTTTCGTCAATCCATAAACCCAAACAGTAATTGCCAAGCTGTGTAGATCGACACCATTGTAAAACCAAACCCGGTTGTCATTTGGCATTTTAAAAGGTGGTTGGCGGTCATCAATTGAGATAATTGAGCCTGAAAAGTTTGGGGCATCAAACGAGTGATATGGAATAAACCTGCCCATGTGTTTTTGACGGTCGCCACTGCGCAGGGTGTGCGTACCGGCTTTGTTTTCCCACTTTGCCAAATAATTGGTTATCGTTGTCGTGGAAAGATTTTTAAAATCGGCGGGTTGGTAATCTTCGCCGGTCACATTATTAATTACTTGTACATAACTACTCAGAAAACCTTCATAAAGTTTTGATACTTCGGTGGCCGTTGGCTTTTCAACCTTATCGGCAAACATATCGTTGAGCAGTTGTACTGTTTCGCCGGTAACCTTTCTAGCGGCATTGTTTCCGTGATTTTTGTGAATAAAATAACCATAATCGTAACGGGCTTTTTTCCATTCGCTCAACTTACGCCTAAGGCTGGCAGCATTTTCCGGCAACGTATGTGCCTGTATATCCTTAAACCGGTTGCATTCGGCTGAAATAATATCCCAAATGTCCCTAACCTGTCCACCCATGCTTTTACGGTACCGGTACCGGTTGCCATAAACTTTTTCGACAGTTGCCAGTACGCTTGCATTTAGCGTATACTCTTCTATTTTAAAATCGTCTTTAATTGGGCTATTGTCCGGGAACCGGTAACCAAGATAATAATCGTAAGCTTTCAGGTCGCGTGCATATTGCTTTTCGAACCAACTTTGCTTAACCTGTTTTGCAGGCTCGCCAAATTTTTCAATTAACATGCGTTGCCATACAGGCGGAAGGTACAGCCACTCTACCAACATAGGTTGTCCTGGGCCATTCGCCCGTAATCGCTTTATTGAACCTTTATTAATGCGTTGATTTAATCCTCTACGACCTATAACCTGAATACTTACAATTTTACTGTTCCGTTCATCAACCATTGCATCGGCACCAGTGTACAAGTAGCGTGCAATCACACCTAATGTATCGTTATAGTATTCAAAAGGGTTGTGGTGCATAGCTTATACTTCAACAGGATTCATCATTTCAATGAACTTTTCTGCAGCCGCTAAAACTTCGGGCTGCATTGTACGGGAACTTGGATAATTACGGTCCCGAAACATTGCCCTGATTGTACCGGGCGTGTATTTTCCATTAAGCATTTTTGAAATAACATGATAACTATTTTGAGGCAGTTGTTTTTTGACTTCTGAAACTATGAGTGCATCCATATCCAATAATTATTAACTTTGTTGCTAAATAAAGGAACAAATGTAGAAGATAATTTTTCAACTATCAAATAAGAACGATGATAATTTTAAACTAAAAATGAATATTATTAATAGAATAAAAGAAATAGCTGATAATGAAAACATTACAATTACAGCTTTAGAAAAGAAAATAGGAGCCAGTAAAGGCGTTCTTAGCCGCGCGTTAAAAACACATACTGATATACAAAGCAAATGGCTTACTGTTATAGTTGAGAATTATCCCCAATATAATACAAGATGGTTGCTAACCGGTGAAGGAAAAAGTGAACGTATTAAAACAGATATAGTTAATAAGGATAAGGATAATAAAAATGAACTTGATATAATTCAAAAACTTTCTGCTGAAAATGCCCTTTTAAAACGGGACATTGAAGATTTAAAAAAGATGGACCGGCGTACTTATAATTATGCCGCCGAACCCTAACTAATCACGCACATAAACTTACACAAGTCCATTAAAACACAAATATCTGATAATCTTAACAGTATAGAATAACAGTGTTTAAATTAACTGTGTTTATAGGGTATATTATAGCGCATTTTCTAAGACTGTGTTGCAATTAAATGTATTTAGTAGGCTATTTTAAGCGCATAAAATAAACGTGTTTTGTTCCCCTGTTGTTCCCCTGTTAGTTCCTATGTTGTGTTACAAAACAAAATGCACAAAAATTTATTGTTAACTACATTGGCTATTTACAGGCACAAAAAAAGCCTGCAAAATGCAAGCCCATACAGTAGCCAAATAGCCTGTTTTTACGGCATTTTCGGCATTATTTAACCCATTACACTACTTACTTAAACCAAAGTAAAAAAAGCAGCCAAAATATAAGCTCAAACTTAAACCTAACTTAAACCCAAACCAAACCTATTTACAAAGTAATATTTTCAACTACCAACATAACTAACTAGTAATCAAAGCAAGATAGTTTTTAACTTTTTATCAATTCATTTTGTTGGGGGTACCGAATAAGGCATCAGTATTATCCTTTACTTTTCTACCTAACAAAAAAACCCCATCATAAATGACGAGGTTTTGATTTGCACGGGAGGAGCGACTCGAACGCCCGACACCTGGTTTTGGAGACCAGTGCTCTACCAACTGAGCTACACCCGTGTGCTTGCCTTAACAGCGCTGCAAATATAAAGGAATTCT